TGTCCCAAGCAGTATGCACCACATTTGAATCGTCATAGGGTACCCGACACAAGCTCCCATTAGCACGCAATTTAGCGAGCTGTACACCGTAATAAAGACCTTCGTTTGCACTTTCAAATGCCTCTTTAGGAGTTGATGGATATTCTTGCTTCATGGCATCGCCAAGCATCTTAAGTTTCATTTCATACCAGCGTCGCTGTTCTTCATCAATCTTTCTTTGACGTTCCAATTCAATCTTATCAAGATATTCGTTAGTTTCTTTACTCACGGTGATTTCCTGGCTTGCTTCTCGGTATCCTGGTTCGTCGTACCAAGGGAAAAAGAAGAATCTTTGTTGCATTGCAGACAACTCCCGTCCAAGCAAGGATAGGGCCTCGGCTTGCTTACTAAATTCGTAGAAATATCCTTCTCGCCCTTCAGCAGTCGACTCGATAGCGATAACCTGATCTGAAGAAACTGTATTAAGGCTTCCTGTGACGATCTCTTTAGCAACATCAGGTGATTTTGCGCATATCTTTCCAAACTCGGATACAAGCAGCCGTTGGTAAGTTCCTGATCGAAATCCTGTAGAGACTCTATAACTAGAGCCATTCTCGAAAGCAAGCTCACCACTTCGGTCGTTTGTTGCTGAGTTAAAGGTTCGAGTCCATTGAGGCATTCTGTCGTAGGCATATTTAACCTTCTTTTTAAAGATATCTTCGGCGTCTTCTTTACGATGTGCAATAATTCCCGCATGAGTATTGCCATGCCAAAAGCAATCATCCAAGAAGTTTATTGAGAAATATGTAGTGACTCCAAGCTGACGCGCTTTAAGAACTAGCATTTGATGCCATTCCTTATGGAATAGCTCTTTCTGCGCCCAATTGAGGTCAAAGAGGACTTCTTCGCCGGATTTGTTTGTGATGTAATAGAGATGAGTAAGACGCCATAACTTATCGTTAAGCTCATCCTGAGTCGGAATGTATTCTTCCATCATCTCCTTGAAGCCTGAAATCTATTCAACCATGATTCATCATCATTCACTCTTTTCCACTCAGCCATTCTATTCAGAGCAGCTAAAGAGTATTTAGGTTTAACTTTTTCTTTTAAGAATGTTTCACCTGACTTCAGAAGTGTTTTCTCTCTATTTATCTTATTGCGTTGCGACTTTTGACATTCCCTAGAGCAATACTTGCGATTTGATGTCTCCATCCCACATACTACACAGGGATAGAGAACATCATTCTTTAATTGAGATTTTTGACGTTTGACGCGAGAAGAAACTAAGGACATCTTTTCGTAATACTCAAGCTTACCTTTGCATGCAGTTGAACAAAACTCCATAGTAGGGTCATAACTATTTCTAATCTTGTTACAATGTTTGCATTTGAATTGATAGACTTTAACGACCATTACTTATGCATCTTTTTTAGTGTTTCTGCAAGACGTGCTCGCTTAGCTGTCTTAGGGTTTTTGCTATGCTCAGCTTTCTTAAGCTTGGCAGCAGGAATCTTTTCGTTTTTCTTTACACCCAGAGTTTCCCTCAAGGCGCCTTTGTGCTTTATTGCACCCTGAATCCATTTCTCTTTGGCCATCTTCTTTAATCTCCTTTGCTTCTAATCTATCAAGTAATTCATCGACTAACTTGATGATTTCAATTGGTGATAATCTCATTGGTCTTGATTTAAAAGGGTCTAGTCTTAACGGGTCACATCCTGCTAACCCTTCTGATCGAAGATATTCAGTCCAAATTGCATATATCTCATCACTCTGCAATTCTTTCCATTTACGATGATTCATCAATTATTCCTTTAGCTTTCTAAGTTCAAAGAATCCTTCGAACTCTGGATTGTTTAATATGAAAAGACGCGCATAGTAAGGGAAATGATTGTTGCATATCTTGTAAGCATTTTCTTTTCGTTCAACTTGGCATTCCCAGCGAATGCGCTGAATGAGTAAATGCGCTCCTATGCTGGTGAATCCCTTTTGCTTAGCTTCATTAGCCAAACGTACGAAAGCTTCGTACACTTCAGGGTGGTCCTTATGGAAGCGCATGAACTCATTCCATTTCTTTGTGTCTCTAGGATGGATATCTATTCGTGAGTACTTCTCCATCGGAAACAAATACATTTGCGGCTGTGCGGATATGCTTGGCGTTAACATTCCTACTTTGGCGTCCTCTTGTTTCTCTGTACTTCTTCTAAGACTTTTTGCCTTTCTTGTTCGATGGCTCTAGCCTCCCCTTTAAGGGAGGAAGCTTTCCGAAGCTCATTAGCGTCGGCGTCGATGTCTTCTTTTTCCCTGAGGTCGTCGAAGTAGACCCTTTGCCAGCGGTTGGATATCCCATCCCTGACGTTACTGCTTTTGTCGACATACTTTATTCCTATAAGTTTTAAAGCTTGCTCGTAATAGGGAAGAAATTCTTCTTTTTGAATGAAGGTTTTCCATTCCCTATAGATAAAGCCTTTTTCAATCGTGTACCATTCGCTTAGGTGAAGAATTGTCTTTTTGTTTTTCTTAACAAATGCTACCATCTCCTCACCAAGAGCGATCATTTCTTCTACTGAGAAAGATGTAGTTCGTGGTCTGCCGGCTGGCATTATTGAAACTCCAAATGAATTTTAATTTGGATATTTTCCGGCTCGCCTTCGAAGTTCTTCTTTGCTTCATCTATGCACATGAGTATCACAGGGTCATCGCATGACACTGCGTAATCCTCATAGATCAAGAATTTTTGTCTATAGGTACGGTCGGAATCTTTTAATATCACTGTAAGTTCGCTCATAAACTCAAACTAGGTAATAAAAAAGATTCTAGTCAAGCTTTGCTAGTATTGAAGATTCATCAATTACTAAATATTTCTCTTTCTCGTGTTCGATTTCCGCGCCATAATGTTTATCCATGTAAATCGTATCGCCCGATTTCACTTTTGTGACTTCGTCGCCGATTGTAATGACGTGAAACTGGGTGGGTTTTTGACCTGAAACAATCAGATTGCCGTGTTTGACTTCGACAGGTTTTACAAGAATTCTTTTTCCTACTGGCGTTAACATATTCTAATCTCCTAAAAAGTTATTTCTATTCTAATTCCATACTCTTTACTATCTATCTGGCCGCATGCGAGAGATATGCGTTTATCACTATCTGCGCGTCCTGGCCTATAATCTCCTGTGATTATGGCGCAAATTGCATCTACGATGTATTTGAATGACATCGGAAGATTCTCAAATGCATCCAATTCATCAGGAGCAAATCGCGTTAACATCACTTTGCAAGGCAGTTGAATTTTATCACGCAAAGGGTTCATAGCCAGAGCAACTAAGCGTTGCTGCTGTTTATGCCTTCCATGTTTCACTTGCCAAGGTTCAAAGCAATTAGCTTCGCTTACAGTTTGCAAAGGAAGGTCGATTAAAACCTTTCCTTCGCTGAATTCCGTTTTCATCGGAATTTTGGCCACAGGCTTCTTTTTTCTCTTACCCTTGGCTTTGGTATTCCCCTCCCCATTTTTCGATCTTGGGGGTGCCTTTCTGATCGAAATTGAGCCATCTGCGTTTCGTGTTACAGAATCAAAACGGCATGTTGTCGTTATTTTCTTGCGCAATCGAACCCCCCTTTCCTTTCTCCCAACTGCGGCTATCCAGAAACGCAAGTATGTCATCGCGAAGGAAATTGCTATCTGCCTTCCATGATTTCAAGTATTTCTTTTCACCGTTTTGAGTGACAGCGGCGGAGATTTCATCCCAGAATTTTCCACCGTTTTGCATCACTTTGCGGATGTATACAACCCGATATTTGTTTTCGACGCAGATTACTGCTGATTCGCAGATGAATTTATCTTCAGGGTAGGACTCGTGACTCACGAAATCAAATGCACTCATTTTACTTTCCTTTTTGTTTTTTTGTTTTTGGCGTTCTTCTAGTCTCTAGTTATTAAAAAAGCATTGGCCGCCTATCCGGACCGTCATGCCTCACACATCTACCACAAGCAACTCTACTAACAAAAGCACTTCCAAACATCTCTCTCATCGAGTTAGAGTTTAGATTAGTGGTAATTATGGTCCCGTGTGTGTGTTTTTGTTTCTCTCTCTTGTTTGCAATTGCATAAAGAAATTCCATAAAAGCTTCTGTTGGTCTTGTTGTACCGATATCGTCCAAAACTAGCAAGGGTGCCTGAGCAATCTGATTAAAAAAATAATCAGTATTCCCGTATTGGGCGTAAAGGCTTTGCCATTTCATCTTCAGGTCAGCTTGATTCCAAAATTGATTGTCTGTGTGGGGATGCCAAAACTTATCGTAGATAGCTTGAGAAGTGAATGTTTTGCCATTGCCATTGTTTCCAGAGATGAGAAAAAAACCTACTGGATTTGCCACAAACTCATGCACATGGCGCATGTATTCTTCTGGCTTTTCGTTTATTTCGCTTATCTTGACCATAGGTTTCCTAGAACTTTCCTGCGTAGGGGTTAGCGACAGGGTTTCCGTTGATATCTTTGGTGCTGCGATCTTGGCTACCGCTGCCGGAAGCAGATCGGTAAGCTTTTTTGTTTTCGATTGAGTCATTTGCACGTCCAAACCATCCTGTGAGGTATTTCCTCCACTGTTTTTTGTTGCTTTTTGATGGGTTATTCTTTAGCCATTGGCTAGCTTTGAGAGTTTCGACCGTTAGGTCGATATGGGGATACATGAGTTTCCAATCAGCGATATCTTTCTCGGTGATGCCTTCGAATTCCCATTTCTCAAAATTGAAAATCAATAAATCTTTTGAGCGAATCGGCGAAGCCGGATGAGCTCCATCGAGCGGAGCATCTTCTTTATTAGATATATCGTTAGATATATCTATTCTTCTTCTTTCTTGTTTGTCGTTGCTCGGTCGTTGCTCGGTCGTTGCTCGGTCGTTGATTCGGTCGTTACATTCTTCAGGATTTATATCCCAAATCATTAAGCTACATAGTTCTACGAGTGTTGAATTGGTCGTTACTCCGGTCGTTGACTTTTTGCGTGTTCTGTTAGTTTCAATTATCTTTATATGTTTTCGCTTAACGAGCACCTCTTTGGCAGTTCGATATTCTTGCTCGGTTAATTTGTAAAAAGTCCAGGATTGCAAATGACATTGACCGATGGTTAATCCGTCGGGATGACCGTTATATCGACGCGCGGTATTAGCTATATGGGTGAGCAAGCGGAAAGCGTTTGGCTTATTTTCCATAAGCCAGAAGGCTTCCTCAGAAGGAATAAATTTTAGGAAACGCTCAAACATAGCACTCCATAAATGCTTTGCATCTTTTTACATGGAGTGATATAATGGGAGTCATCAGTTCACCATTATGGCGTCTCCATACGCCGCCGAATAAGCCTCGACTACGAATCGAGGCTTTTTCATTTAGCACATTAGCACAAATGTTCCACGTAAAGCAATAAAGTTTTATACTAATCATTTAAATGTGGCCCTAGGATGTCGATCTGAAATTTTTCATCGCATTCGATGAAATGAATGAGATTCAGAAACATCAGGGGTGCCAGCAGATTTCTAAACATCGTTGGCGAGATAAGATAATCTTTGCGGACGTATCTTTTTTCGGTGACAAGATTCATGTGCTTGCCCTTCTTCTTCCACAACTGGATGTAAAGAAGAGCTGACTTAGGACAACTCTTAAGTACCCTCGTGAAGTACTTTAAGGGGGGAAATTCGCTATAATCCTTCATATTCCTCAATAAAATTTGTTGTTTTTTTATCGAGGAAAACTTACGATTATCCGCAGAAACGTTTGCTTTCCCCGATTATGTTGGCTTTTAGCCTCTAGCTAGGGCGTAAATTAGTCGACAATTCTCCTGGTTTGTGGCGTTTTTGATGGTATTCTAGTCTCAGGCTCAGTCGATTGGCGTCGGCTGAGTCATTTTGTAATAATATTTATCAAATATTAATTGCAATATGTTTTCGTTATTCGTTACGTTTCCCCCTTAGGAAACATTAGCTAATGAGGGGGTTATGTATGAAAGAAGTATGGTCCGAAATCTGGCAAGGATTAAAGATTATGCCGGAATTTCCTTACTTGCTGACTTTTTTAGCCTTTGGTTTGGCTACAATCTTAGTAGTTGCCTTATTTTCTTGCACGGGTTGATCTACCCAGTCATAGACAGTAACGGCCCCTTTTGTGTATTTCTCTATCTCGTAAGCCAGTTTCAAGCGTGGAACCTGCCCCTTCTTCAGTATATCGTGAAGGGTAGAAGCGCTAATAGAGAGCTTCTGTGCTACGCCGCTTTGCTTTTTCTCACTATTTTTTATCCATTCAGCGAATTTATTCACTATATCTCCTTAATTTTTTTCCTTTTTCTGTATCACTCTACGAGGGAAAAAGCAAGAATTTTGCATTGACCAAAGAAACGCTATTGACTTATATTGATCTGCGTGTAACAATATGATCTTACATAACACAAATGAGGTTGCGGTGAAAGCGCTGATAGAACAAAGTTATAAGATGGGTTATGAGGCTTGTCCTCAATTACATAGCGCTCCTTACATTAATTCCGAATTTATGAAGACAATTCCCAATTGCAAATTCGGAGATGACAAAGGAGTTAAGTTGAGAATCAAAATGTATAAAGCTTATATCAAAGGATGGACCCAAGCACATCTTGATAAAGTGTGGAATTTAGACTAAAAACCAAAACAAAGAGACTAGAATATGGAAAATAAAGAAATGATAGCTGCGAGCGCCAACATCGCAGCTACAGCAAAAGCATTAGAAAAGCTCATCAATGAGCCAAAACATTACAACTCATTCGGCGCTTCGCTGATGGAAGAAGTGGTTAGACAGCTTGAAATTCAAGCCAGCAATATTCGTGAAATCGAGTACATGTATGGGGTCTAACAATGTCTACAGCATACTGGAGCCAATGGAGTCATGCAGAGATTATGTCTATGCATGGCGACGAATTAGATGATGATGAAGTCGATACAGATTTGGAACACGATGAAGATGACACAAATATGGAGCAAATTCATTGTTGTGGCAACTGTATGGATTGTTTAGGTCTTTCTTGGAGAGACTTTATGTGAAACAGTATTGATATATATGTCTTATATGTGTTATATATATAGCACATATATCATGTATATGTAAGGAGTCGGGGGAGAACGCCTCCCCCGTTATGAAAAAAACTAGGATTGTTATAACGCCAATATCATCAAAAACAAAATTTAAAGGAAGGATTTTTTATATGGCACAATCAGAAATAATTAATGAGTTAGCCGCAGCTTTATCAAAAGCTCAAGGGGAAATGCAGGCAGCAATTAAAGATAAGGTAAATCCTTTCTTCAAAAGTTCTTATGCGGACTTAGGAAGTGTGTGGGATGCAGCTCGTCCAGTGCTCAGTAAATACGGCCTTTGCATTATGCAAACTACTGAGCTGGCTCCCGACAGAAATCAAGTCATCATGGTGACAACATTAGCTCATACATCGGGCCAATGGGTTAAATCATTCCTTCCTTTGAATCCTGCGAAGAATGATAGCCAGGGCATGGGGGCTGCTATCACTTATCTTCGTAGATATAGTTTAAGCGCTATTGTAGGTGTTGTTTGCGACGAAGATGATGATGGAGAGACAGCATCTGGAAGAGGTAAAGCACAAGAACAACCAAAACAAAATAACCAAACTCCCCCACCACCTCCTGCACAACCGAAGGAGCAAGCTCCAGTTGAGCGCATAGGTAAGACGGAGATTATAGCTTTGACAACTTTAATTCAGAACTTGGATGAGGAAAGCAACAAATCCTTTCGGGACTGGATTAAGAAGTCATTCAACGCCGAATCAATACAGGATATTCCTAAGATTTGCTTCGAGAAGTGCATGGTTTCTCTCAATGCTAAAATTAAGTATCTAAAAGACCAAGAAAAAGCAATGGCGGTGGCATAATGAGAAGGGACGACATAATCAACATACTTTGTAAGCTTAAATATAGCTGTGATGACTTTCCTACTGTGATGACCAGTTTCCTTTATGAATTTGGAGACAGAGAATACGAAATTAAATTCGAAAGAGATGCGGGAAGAGTTGCCAAATTTCACCTCACTGATATCGGATTGAGTAAGGAAGGGCAAAAGAAAATTCAGGAAGAATTGGAGGTTGTAAATGAAAATAATTAACCTTGAGCAAGGTTCAGAAGAATGGCTGTCTTGGAGAAAGACAGTCATCACAGCTACAGACTGCCCAGCTATCCTGGGTTCATCTCCCTGGGCTACAGCATATAAGTGTTGGCAAAAGAAATTAGGGTTGATTCCAGAGCAAAAAACTAATGATGCTATGGAAAGGGGAAAGAGGCTTGAGCCTGTAATCAGAGATAGATTTATAAAAAAATACGGTCTGAATATGACTCCCATAGTCGTAGAAAGTTCAGAATATGACTTTCTAGGAGCATCCTTGGACGGTTTATCTGACTGTGGTAAGTACATATTAGAAGTAAAAACAGGGGGTAATAATCTCTATAAAATGGCTCAAGATGGTGTTGTACCACAATATTACCTTGATCAAATGCAACATCAATTGCTAGTGACAGGAGCCGAAAAATGCTTTTATCAAGTGGGCAGCGAAGACGCGGAGAAAGATATTGTGATTGAGGTGTTTCCTCATCCTGATTTCGCAAAAAACTTTATCCCTGTGGCGAGAGCTTTTTTGAAGTGTATCGCTTTCAATGAACCACCTGCTTTACAGGACTCGGATTACAAAGATATGTCCGATGAACCAAAATGGAAAGGATTTGCCAATGAATACCGAAAACTCAATGAGCAGATAAAGAATCTTGAAGAGGTAAAAGAAAGCTATCGAAAAGAGCTTTTAAAGCTCTGTGGTGATCAAAACTGTTTAGGGGATGGGATTAAGGTTATGAAGACTACAGTTCGCGGCCGTGTGGCTTACGATGAGATTCCAGAGATCAAAGGTATTGACCTCGACAAATATCGAAAAGGGTCAACAACGACTTGGAAGATTATGGTCGCATGAAGGAAATAATCCCTATAGTACTAGCGACTATAGGGATTAATTTAGCATCCTTTCTTCTTCATGGCTTTTTTCATGCCCATTTTCTCATGCTTCTTATCATTCTTTTTGTCCATTTTTTCGAGCTTTTCCATGCCCTTATCCATGGCTTTCTTTTCTTTCTTAATTGCTTTGTCCATTACTTTTTCCCTTTACGTGGTATTTTTGCGCCTGCTTTTCTAGCTACGTTTAGCGAAATTGCTATCGCCTGCTTAGGTTTTTTTCCGGCTTCTTCTTCTCGTTTTATATTCTCACCGATGGCTTTTTTTGAGCCGCTTTTGATTAGTGGCATTCTTTACAAGCTCCTGGTGTTGCAGCTGGTTGCGCTGGAGCTGGAACATCTTTATGGCTTTGTAAGATTTGACAAATAAGGTCGATGGCCGTATTCTTTGCATCCTCATCTTTCATGTATTGGGCATTGACGATATTAGTGAGGTTAGCAATTTGTTGAAGTAAACCCGCTGTATGAGTATACTGTAAACCTTCTTTGAATAGGTTTTTGATTTCGTCTAACATTATTTATCCTTTTTTATGACTGGTTCATCTTTGTTTTGCACATCGACTGAGATATGCAGGTCTGTTTCTTTTTGAAAAGTTTCTCTTGAAACTTCTACTTTAATAGCCGTATCATCGGCGATATCCTCGGCAGCCTGAAAGAATTGAGGCAATGCCGCGCATCCAGTCAAACAAACCATTAACGAAAGGAGTATCAAATGTTTCATAAAGTTCCTCTGTTTTTTTTGTCTATATTTTTTTTGTTTTCTACTTCAATCCATGCTATGGAGCATCTTGAACATTGTCGCCATCTCATTATTCAAACTCAGATTTCTGAAGTTAAAGAGATCATTCAACAAAATCAAGATGCATTACCCTCCGAGGACTATAACAAGCTCATTTATCATATCACTATTGCACAAGACACACTCAACCAAGTCGGTGATTAAGCAAATTTAAATCCGCTAAACACTGTGGATGTACTAAGTCCCGAAGGAGCTGCACCATAAATAGCGATATTTTTGTTTGTGCCTCCCACCAATGCTTGCACGTTTACCGTTTGTCCTGCGGTAAAGTGTGATGATATCGAAGCCGACAAAATAGTCGTATTCGCTCCCGCTTGCGCTGTCGGGAACAATTGGAATGCTCTGATCGAGTATCCTGAACCTCCCCAAAGAGCCAAATATTCTTGCGTTAAGGCGTCTCCACCAACAAAAACAATTGTTTGTTGGAAACTATATTCACCATCCGACGGAATGGTATAATTACCAGTCCCAGCATTGTATGAGCTGCTAGTATTGGTTATGATCCCATCAAAGAGAATGGGGCCATATAATGTGTTATCTCCGGTCACATTGCCCGTAGGAGCTGAGAGATATACAGAGAAGAACTCTGTTATTCCTCCTCCGGAAGGAGGCTGATAGCTAGGAGGGGAACCGGCACCATTAGATGTTAAAACATCTCCTGAGGTTCCTGGCGCCACTGTAGCAATAATGGTCCCATCATAATAGACGGTTCCATTTGTATTGGCCAATTCTGGGGAAATTTGTGGACCAAAACGAATAGGATTTTGCGTACTCACACTCACAGTTGAAGAAGATTTTGTGAATGCAATAGGCGCATAATTAAGAACTCCTGCCCCACTGATTGCGTCCGTCGCACTAGAACCAACAGAAGTGTTGGCGATAGTCATTGTCGATCCCGCGCCAATCACGATAGCTGTCGCATTATTTGAATCAATGTGACTGTTATAGATGACTAAATCAGCGTTAGGACCGCCCCCTGTTGTGATGCAAGTTGTGTTTAAAATTACCATGCTACTGCTGATAACTGAAACATCTCCTCCAACTCCTGTCGCATCAATCGGAGAATTAAAAACACTATTATCAACATTAATTGCACAATTATTTAAAACGTTATTAGTTGAACTGTTTTGTCCATTGAATAAAAAGCTATTTTGAACATTAACTCCCCCGCCGGTCATATTAAAATATGCGGAAGTTCCGGAGATGTCTCCCTGACAATCTAAAATATCCACCGCAGCAGATGAATTAGTGCTCGAAATAGCAAATGCAGTCCCTGAGACATTCAAAAAGCATTGAACAAACGAAAATTTAGATGCGCCTGAACCAGTGATTGCAAGAACATTATCAGAATTATTTAAGAAATTAATTCCTGAAAATGTGCATTCTCCGGTTATATTAGCCGTCATCAAACCATTGATCGTCACGTTTGGAGTGATTGCGTCACAATCAAAAGCAGAAATATTAATTCCAGCTGTTAAAGCCTGAGTTCCGATGCTATAAGTTCCTGGTTGAAGGAAAATAGTTTGATTCCCCCCCGCAGCAACCGCAGCAGTATAAGCGGCGGCTAGTGTGGTGTAATTAGCCCCATCCGCAGTTCCCCCAGCGCTTACAATAAATCTGGCCACATGCAAGTCGGATTGTGTTGTAGAAACAACGACCGCTCCCGTCTGTGGAACTCCAGAAACTCCATTGACTTCAATAGGAGCTGTTCCTTCAACAGAAGTCACACCCCCACCTCCGCCACCTCCGCTTCCATTACCTACATAAACTTGGCTCATGTAGTTACCTCCATAAATTCGATGTAAACGTTTCCTGTAGGTGTTCCAGGGGCACTACCCTGCCATTTAATATAAATGGTAGTTCCTTGCTGTAACATTAATTGATTATGGGTTGGAGAATTGGTTGTAACGTCATAAGCGCCCCCAGAACTAGCTGGAAATCCCCATTTGGCCGTAGAACCATCTATACCCAAAACCACGTCACCATTCGTTCCATTTTTGATTCCCATCATAACGACAGGAAGAGCGAGAGTCACAACCGCTACGTAGCTAGTTGTGATGCTCCCTGCTGCAACGACGGTTAAGGTCTGAAATTTAACGCTATCTTTCCACATGGTTCTCTCCTATTAGTTAAGGACGAGGAATGTTAAGACTAACGAGCCTGTACTGTTAGTCACAGCAGAAGCGTTCTGAAGTACAACCTGAGATTGGTTTGCGCTATTTGTTACACTCTGGATTGTAATGGCCGATCCTGTCGTTCCACCAGTGAGTCCATAGAGAACTTGAGTTGAAGAACCAGTGATTGAAGTATTCGCAATCGTCATGGTAAAAGTTGCCCCAGCATTGATTGTAGGGGTCGTTATGGTAACTTGACCAGAACGTCCATTCAATGTTGCTGTGGTTGTGCCAGAAGTGGCGCCTGAATTAAGAGTAATACCAGCGCCGGCTGCGGTAGCCACAAATCCAGTTGCTGCTGTCATATTACCTGTAACTGAAGGCGACGCTGTATAAGCAGGAATTACACCTACTCCGCCGCTAGCAAGAAGTTGTCCAACTGCCACATCAGCAATTTGACCGACAACATTAGTTGCCGTAGCTGCAATCAAAGCTCCAGCTGTCACAGTATCAGGGTAGGTATCTGTTGAGGCTACCCAATTTGTACCATTTGATCTTAAGATAGTTCCTGTAGCTCCTGCCGTGGCTGGGAATGTCGCTGTTGTCCATGTTGGGTCAGCTGATGCACCGCCAGAAGTTAATAATTGTCCGGCCGTTCCTGCTGAGGTGGCGACAATTGAACCTGTTCCTTCACCAATTAAAACACCATGAGCTGTATAGGTAGCTGGTGTATATGGGCCAATCAGAGATAAAACCACGTTTCCTGTAGTAGGAGTCGCTAAAATTTGGTTTGCTGTTCCAGTTACCGAAAGCACGTCACCGGCACTTGTCACAAGTTCAATCCAATTGCCTCCGCCAGCATATAGATAAAAAGCTGTCGGTGTATGAGGAGGGCTAAAAACTAGTTGCCCAATTTCATAATTTGTTTGGTTGCTAGTAGGTGGGTTTTGAAAAGGCAAAGGGGGAGGCAGAACAGGAATTAAAGCCTGGCCGATCCCGTAAACTTGAAACATCTTAGACATAGTTTTACTCCGGTTTAGGGTGTTAAAACCAAAAACTGCTGTATAAAATTCACACAAGTCAATATATATATTTATTGACTAACAGAATGTTGACGTTTAATGTGCAATGTGTAACACTATGATCGTATGTGTTACTAAACAAGGAGTGAATATGGACATTAATTTTCTGACAGTCGAGGAATTCGCAAAGCGCATTAAGATGCATCCAGGAAGTGTTAGAAGGTCTATTAAGCAAGGAAAGATATTTGCCACGCGTCCTAGTATGGGAAAGAAAGCCCCTTATAGAATTGCAGAATCTGAGTTAGAAAGATTGCATCTACAAGGTATGTGTGAGAATAGGAAGAAATAAGGAGTAAAATTATGGATTGGATGAAAAAACATGTAGATACAGTAATTATTTTGACAGCTTTCGCAGCAAGTCTTTTATGGATGAATGGAAAGTTTAATGAAGTGGATAAACGTTTCTCTGAAGTTCATCAAGAATTAGCTGTCCTGAAAACAGTTTTGATAATGAAAAACATTATGCCTGTAGAACTAGCACAAGCAAAGGAACAATAAATGAAAAAAGATCGGACGTTTAGATATACAGTACTTGGAAGCATCACGGCATTCCTTTTTATTGCATGGGTATTTTGCTTTAAAATGATCTCCCCTGGCTACGTTGGAGTAGTTGTCGACCTATTAGGTGATAATAAAGGGGTTGAATCAAAAGAACTGCATGTAGGAATGCACTGGATTGCCCCTTGGCGTAGTGTCTATCAATTTCCAATCTTTGAACAAAATGATACTTGGGAGGGTGATCGTGAAGGATTCAATTTTCAAACGTCTGAGGGCATGGCTGTGTCCGCTGATATTGGTATCACTTATCACCTTCGTCCTGAATCTATCCCTCTTATTTTTCAGCGCTATAGACGAGGAATGGATGAGATTACCCATGTTTTCATACGGAATTATATCCGCGATGCTGTTAACAAGTCTGCAAGTCATACTCGCATTGAAGATTTATATTCAGGAAAAGAATCCTTCTTCGAAGACGTAGAAGCGCATGTTAGAAATGATTTAGCTCCTATTGGTATTGAACTTAGTCGTATTTATCTAATAGGTAGATTTCACTTTCCTCCCAATGTCATCACGGCCTTGAATTCTAAAATTGAGGCTATGCAGAGAGCTCAACAAAGAGAGAATGAGCTTAGAGAGGCTGAAGCAGAAGCGAAGAAGCAGGTTGCTAAAGCAGAGGGCCAAGCTAAGTGTGCCGTTGTACAAGCTGAATCTGAAGCCAAAGCCAATCACGTGCTATCACAATCCGTTACTCCTGAACTTATCCAATGGCAAGCAGTGCAAAAATGGGATGGAAAGCTTCCTCATGTGGTTGGGGCAGATTCTGGAATAATGATTCCTATGGGAAATATCAAATGACCGAACTTGTGAATGTAGGAAAAACAGCCGGTGAATTAGTAGAATTTATGATGTCTAGATTTCCGGACGAGCTTGAAGGTATTTCATTTATAGAGACTTCAATAGAAGTCTTAACTCTGTGTTTATCAGAAGTAATTAAAGCGGGTTATTGTTCCACACATTATCAATATGCTATTGAAAAATCTGTAGAACAAATAAGGAAAGATTTTGAAGAATGAGATTGATTCACTACACCAATGACAAATTTTCTCTTGAACAGAAAGAATATGCTCAATCGGAACTAAGCTGGCAGGCTAAGCCAAATGGCCTGTGGCTTAGTGTAGAAGGCCCTTATGATTGGGAATGGTGGTGTATAGGTGAAAGCTACAATCTTGAAAATCTCGTCGTTTCTTATGAAGTAAAGTTAAAAGAGAACGCAAAGATTCTTTACTTGGAAACAGAAACAGAAATATTCGAAATGGCTGAAAAATATCCTGCTAAAACTAGGACTTGGGATGCGGAGTTAGATACGTACCAATTGAATTGGAACGAAATTAAAAAGGAATATCAAGGGATTCTCATTCCTCAATATCTATGGGAATGTCGTATGTCGCAAAAGAGTTGTTGGTATTATGGTTGGGATTGCGCCAGTGGTTGCATCTGGGACTTAAGCTGTATTGAAGAATTTAACCTAAGGAATATCAATGAATGTAATAGATCAAATTCCTGTGTGGGGTGAAGTCCTACCAGAAGCATTAGCTCAGATGAAGGAGGCAATGAAATATGAAGCTGTGTATGGCGCTCTCATGGCTGACCACCATATCGGTTATAGTGTGCCCGTTGGTGGCGTTATTGCTTATGAAGGACGTATCTGTGTTAATGGCGTCGGTTTTGACATTGCCTGCGGTAACAAGGCTGTTTTGTGCGATTGCGATGTGGAAGCACTTAAAGCGAACATCTATAGGACAATGAATGAAGTACAAAAACATATCTCCTTTGGAGTGGGTAGAAAGAATAGCGAAAAAGTGGAGCATAGTATCTTCGATGACCATGTGTGGAACGAATTGGAAATTCTCAGAAATCTTAAAGATAAAGCAAGACTTCAACTCGGAACCGTCGGAAGCGGTAATCACTACGTGGATATCTTTACGGATGAGCTTAATAGGGTTTGGATTGGCGTTCATTTTGGGAGCCGCGGTTTGGGACATAGTATTGCGACTCATTTCATAAAAGCAGCAGGAGGAAAAGATGGCGTACACGCAGAGCCGGTCGTTCTTGATGAAAATTCGGACCTTGGAGCCCAGTATCTTAGATGCATGGAACTTGCTGGTAAATATGCTTACGCGGGAAGAGACTGGGTTTGCAACAGGGTTGCAACTATACTTCGGGCTACTATTAAAGAAGAGATACACAATCACCACAACTTTGCATGGAAAGAAAGACATTTTGATAAAGATATGTGGGTCGTGCGTAAAGGATCGACACCTGCTTTTCCTGGTCAAAAGGGCTTCGTTGGGGGGTCTATGGGGGATATATCAGTTATCTTGGAAGGGATTGAATCCCCTGAATCCAGAGCCTCCTTGTACTCCACTGTGCATGGAGCAGGACGTCTTCTTGGAAGAACTCAAGCCAAAGGAAAGCGAGACAGAAAAACAGGCAAGCAACTCACGGAAGGACTTGTTAAACAAGACTTGCACGATGCTTGGATTAAACAGCGAGGAGTCGAAGTCCGCGGTGGAGACTTGGATGAATCACCCTACGCATACAAAAGAATTGAAGAAGTCCTTGAAGCGCATTCGGGGACAATAAAAATTTTACATACATTGACACCTATTGGCGTGTGTATGGCAGATGATAGAACTTTTGACCCTTATAAGGATTAAAATGAAAATATATATAAATGATGAACAAAAGAAATTGTTGTTAGAAACTTTAGCAGTAGCTCATCAAGTAGAATTTTTAAAAGGTAAGGATAATAGCGAATTAGAAAAGTTAATTGAAAAATTTGCTGAAGCTTTAAAAGAAGAAGGCAGAGAAGATATTTTTAATAGTGTATTTATGGAGATTAAACAATGATTATTATTTTGCAGATTTTGGGCGGCGCTCTTCTTCTTCTTTGGTTGGAGCGGAATGTTTTTTAACAAGTTCTTGAGCAAGAATAGCCGCTTGCTGAGGGGAATTGTTTCTAGCAGCTATGATAATACGCTTCATTATATTTTGTGCGTCAGGATCGGTTAAAAGCTTTGTAGAAAGTCTTTTAGCTGCATCCATGGTAATAACGGCGCCCAAAGTTTTATAGTCACCAGTGAATAAAGAACGCACTCCTTCAAGGAGTTTAAGAGACTGAATGGTTTTATCATTTTTGGGGATTTGTTTTAATAGGGATTCGATAGCTTGTGCACCATTGGCGATAGTCTTAATGTTGTTCACTTGCTCAGGACCCAGAACTTTCTTGGCAAGTTCGTGATTATGCGAATCATTAAGGATAGAAGTTAGCTTTTTGAAATTCATGCCATCGACATTTTGAGCTTTCTCAATGGTTTGCATGAGATCGCGGGCATTAAGCCAATGCTTCCAAGTTTCATTGGTAGCATCGAAATACTTTCCGAATTTGGCTGCTTCTGGTCCGGATTCTTTGAAAGTATCCTTGATTCCCTGTTTAACTAAGCCAAGAAGATGTTCTTTCTGTTTTGGGTCGCCCCAATTTCCAGCTTTACCAAGATTTCGATAGAATCCTGTAAAGAATTCCGCCGTATCTGCCTTGTCAAGCTTTGTGAGCCCATCTTTCATAAACTCTATAAATTTCTTCTGTTCATCCAGAAGAGGGTATTTCTCAAGATAAGCAATCGCATTCTCTATGGATTTCTTAACAGGCTCTGTATTTTTTATGGGCACGCTGGAGGCCAATTCCTCCATTGTTTGATAAACGTTTGAAGCTTGTTTTTCAAGGTATGGTAAACCGCCTTCAGCATATCCTGGCAACCCCTTTTTAACTTGTTCTTTGAATAACTCTTCACTGTTTTTAACTCCTTTCTGAATGGCATTTTCTGCTTCAGGAGTCAGTGACGCATATTTTTTTAGAATCTTTCTTTCTTCAAGAGCGCTTTTCGCTAAAGTGATATCTTTCTCTGTGTAACCAGCTTTCCTCAAATCTTTGATGACTTGCTCTACTTCTTTGCTTTTTGAAGTGACTGGAACATTTGTCTTTGGAGCAAACTTTAATGCGGCAATGATTTCAGCTGCGGCTTGTGCCCAAGGAGGAGCTCCCGCTTCTTCCAATGTTTGTCCTGCTGCACCTGCTACGATAGGAGCCACAATGCCCGTGCTACCAAACGCAACGCTTCCCCCACCAATTTTACCAATGCGACGACCATAGCGACCTGCTGCTGTTTTAGGTTCTGATACAAGACCTAAATCCTTACCTAGAGATTCAACATCTTGAGACGAAGGTAAACGAGAAAATCTTGGAGCTATATCATCATCACCAGACAGTTCCATGAGTTCTCCAGCGGATGGCACTTCTCCCCGTTCCATCTTCTCTAGGATGTCGAATTCGCGGCTATACTTAGCTTGTTCGCCAGGAAGGATTTCTTTTGATTGTAGGCCAAATAAATCAAGAATATCGCCATAGGTTCCAAGCGCACCAATTCCAAAGCCTTGAGCTGTTTGCTTGCCGAAATCGGCTGCATAGTCTCCAGTACTAAATTCTTCTTTCTTTGGAGGCGAGTTGAAATGATTAAGTACCTCTTGAGGCGTATAACCAGCTTCCTGAGCTTTCACCATCTTATCTTCGAAAGTAGGGTCTTTCGTAGATAAATACTCCATGATTTCTTCATCGGAATAGCCGGCTTGTTTAGCTTTTTGATACTTCTCTTGATAGGTCATTTAAAAATATCATCCAGTGAAGGGCGAGTTTGTTTATTAGTCTCTTCTTTAACCATTGATCTAGCTTGATTATTAACTTGTTTCAATTGATCTTCTAGTTGAGATTTTAATCTTCGATAGTTATCGGTTGCATACTTTTTAATTAATACTGGGTCAGCTCCTGAACCATAATGGTCCATGGCGGCTTTGTATGTCTCATCTTTCAGATAAGCAATTCTATTTCCTAAAGCAAGTTGTTGAGCAATAATTTTTCTTCCTTCTCGCGTATTAGCTAATGTAGGAAAACCTTGCTTAAATTGATCTAAGTCAAAGTTTGTTACTCGTCCAGGGAAAAAGTCTTTTGCCCTTCTAGCCATACGAGCAATTGTTTTTACATAATCTTGTGCTTCAGGAGTAGCGGCAGCCTTAAATCTTAAGTCTCCAGTGTCCCAATCAACGTTCCATCGTTCAATACCGCTTGGTAGTGCATCTGGATTTTCATCCAATTCCATTAGATGGTTAACTTCTCTATATTCATCATCCAAGGCATTTAAGCGATCTACAGCTTCTGTATAAAGAGGAATGTTTGTCTTTTCTCTGTATTCGTTCTGTTTAACAATATCAGAAGGGGTCATTCCTATAGGTTCTGGCAATTCAGGAAAGTCTAATTCTAATGCGCCCAAATTTGTACCAGGAATATCAATATTAGGTTTAATTTCTTCTCTTGTTGGTTGTTCTGCTCCCAATCCTTTTCCAGCTTTTGAACGACTGATAAGATTATTGGCATTTTTGATAACGTCAGTTTGGCCCCCTACAGGAGCATTTTCATATTGCATTTGCCAAATTTTTGCAGTTTCTTCGGGATAACCTGCTTTTATCAAGGCATCGTGTATGCTTTTTCCGCCTTCACGTTTCTTTTGAAATTCTTGAACTTTTAGTTGATTTTCAGGAGTAAGCTTTTTTAAATCCTTAGCAGGAACATTTTCACCAGTGACAACACGGCTAAGAACTTCTTGCTGAGCTTCATTCTTCGCCATTTCAGTTTCATTTCTTTCTTGCTGATCAATCTGCATGCGCTGTTGAAAGATTTCTTGACCTTTCTCACCATAAGGACTCAATGCGCTGCGTAAAGCTTCAAGCTTTTTAGATTGAGGAGCACCTTCCAAAGATTTGTCTTGTAAGACACTTTCAAGACTGCGATTGGCAAAGAAGGTATTTAAGCCATTCCCAATGCCTTGACCTAAACTCATACCAAGCATTTCGGAAAGCCTACCTTGAGGATTTTCTGTTTTGATTACCTGTACCATGTTATCCTATCCCTCCACCTTGGGAACCTTTAAACAGACTGCTAATCCCTCCGCCGATTCCCTGCCCTAGAGCGGCTCCAATCGGACCACCCATAGCAGTTCCAATACCACCTAATAGAGGAGCTAACATGCCTCCAGAGCCTTGTTTTTGTTGATAAGCAAAAGGTTGGTAATTAAGTCCTGTCTGAGAGAGTTGATTGTATTGATTGTACTGTTGACCAGCCGCTTGACTTTGAAGCTGTGAGAATAGTTGAGCCAGCTGGGATTGTAATCCGGAAGCAGCTCCTCCCAATGATTGACCAAATCCACTCGAAGATAATGCTCCCATTCCTGCAAATCTCTCGGCTATCTGGGGAAGCATCTGCTCTTGGAACTGCTGAAGATAGGGTTGAGAGAATTGATCGAAAGCTTGTTGCTGATTATCTCCAAGGAAATTATTAAAGTAGTTCTGAGCGAGGTCATAACCGCCGCCTGCTCCTTGCATTCCCATAGCCTGACCAAGGATGCTATTATGCAAACCTTGTTGCTCTTTTGTCCCTGTTGCGACTTTTTTTAATTTATCTGGGCTCCCGAAGAGCCATTCGCTGAATTTTGGCATAGTTCACCTAATTTTTTAAGTACTCCATGACCCAAACGCACCAGGTCAGAGCGTTACCTGAATTATTTTGAATAATAATTGTATTTGTCGAGCTATTATATCGGACATAAATGGACGGGTCGTTTAAAAAATAAGAAAGTCCAGTTGTGTCTTTTGCACCCCCAAATCCTTGAACTGGGTAAAGGTATCCATTAATATTCATCGGTTGCGTCGATGAAGACAAAACAATGCTTGTGCTCCCCACCGGAATATTGCCGCCATTTAGCATCACCAAATCAGCGGTAATTCTGTAAGCATTCCGATTCTGTTGAGGATTTCCAATCTGATACCATTGCTCAAAGTTAGCGTTCTCTTGGAGAAGAAATAAGCCACTTTCTTTGGTATTTACCGCATTAGCTACACGACGTAAATAAAGCAATAGAATGTTTTCAAAATCCTTATCATCCGGATTAACATCCAATGAGATAGGAAGCTGATTCGTATTTAAGGCTAGATCGCTTGAGAATGTCATTCTATATATCTCTTATATGTTTGATATATACGGTACATATATCAGTTAATTAATCTTCCACCTGGTCTAAACCATAGATTCATCGCGTTCAGTTCCATGGGAGTTTGATGCGTTGCCAGTTGATTCATTAGATTATCATCATAAGTCAGACCTACTCGCAGATATTGCCCGAATTGAGTGCTATAGAAGCGATACCAGGCATATTGTGAGCCAGGAATATAGGTTTGACCGTTGACGGGGCTTGTATTCCATACACCGCCCTTAATATACGCGCTGAACCCAGTTGAATCCGTATTGTCCAGCGTAAAGTTGTTTGCATCCACAACAGTGATAGAATAGATAGCTGAATTGAGCTGGGTCATTCCTTCAACGTTGCCAATATAAATCAAAGTCCCAGGAATTAAGCTATGGTTAGGGCTAGTGATTTGGCAAGGATTTGATTGTGTCGCATTCGTTATAAAACGAGAATTTTGAGATGAATTGTTTAAGGCCGAGTTAATTAGAGAGTCATTTGTAGCCAATAGATTGGCCTGTTCTCCCAAATAAGAATTTACAAAAAGTTGTATGGTCGTGGCAGCGATCGCGGGCGATTCAATATTGGCATCCATCTGAAAATCAATATAGGAAAGTTTGAATTGCTTTCCTTCTGATTGGAATGGATTGAAATCTTTTCCTTGGATATTCATTTTAGGGAATAATGTGACTCTTCCTCCACCAATATAAACCGCACTAGATGTTATGTTAACAGCATCGTAGCTCTGAGAATTAAAATTCCAAATACTTAAAGTGATCGTGTTTGCATCTACAACGGTCACATTATAAATCATATTATTTAATCCTGGGTCAATACCTGTCCAAAGCATACCTTGGATGTATATTATTTCAGAGTTAGCTAGATTATGACTTGGAATTGTTATCTGAGCAGGTGTCACGCCAAAATTAACAGCTGTAATTGCTAAAGTGGGAGCATAAAGAGTTGTCACAGGCTGCGGTGTTTCAGCATCTGGGTTATTATAGATATTAATGAAGCCTTGTTGATTCCCTGAGGTGATATAATCTACATATTGTTGATCATCAACGTTATCCCAGCTAACATTGCTTTCCCAGAATGTTGTTAGACTGTCCCAGGTAATTCCAAATTGGAATTGAGCAGGGCCAAAGCATGTGATCGTGTCTCGAAATTTTGCCCAGGTATTATTGCGGTAGTTGAATACAAGGACAGTGTTTGGATAAGATTGGTTAGTTGAGGAATTCGACGTGTCTACATAGTTCCAGTAAACAAGTTCTTTTTCAAAATCTCTAATACCATGCACGAAATTCGGGGCATTATTTTGGATTTCAAAACTAAATACTTGCTCAGGGATTTGATCATCGAGACGAGTTACACCATTAGCAGCGGCTTGAATAACCCCACGGTCGCTAACAGCCATTACCCCCTGGTCAAATACAATAGGACTATAAGCACTAACGGCGCCAAAGTCGGAAGAAATTCGTTCGAAAATAAAAGGAAGTCCATATTCTCCAATGTAACGTAGTTGCCAGGTAGAATATTCAAAAAATACAATTAATGTATTCCTAAAAAATGCTGCGCTGACTATTGCCTCGTTAGTAGGAGCATCAATAAATCCTCCGCGACCAAATATATCCGATCTCCAACCATTGGTTTGATCGGTGGGATCGCCAATCTGACTAAATCGACATCTAGCAAAGAAATTTGTTGCTCCCGCGTATGTTCCAGCCGTTAACCCTTCCCATGTATTAAGCGCAAGTAAGCGGCCATAATAAGGGATTAAAATCTGAGCTTGCCACAAAGTGACTGTAGCTGTGACCAAAGGCTGTAAATCTATCCAGGTTGTATTGTTATAATATCGAATGGGATCATATGAAGGAGCGACCAAATCTAAATTATTGTTTGTGACAAAGAAATATCTTAAATCAGGAGTTGCACCTTGAAAATTTGCCTCCCAAAAGAAGTCTGTGTTTGTTCCTGTCCAGGTTGTGCCTGGAACAAGTTCTTGGAACCCATTTATGTATTGATAAGCATATTTAGTATCAAACCAAACAGTAGCATCTATCCCAATGGTTGCAACTTCTCGTCTTAGAATTCCCATAACGGGAAGACCTGGGAAATAAGAGAATGTGATTGTAGAGGCGTGACCTGCGCCAACTGTCGTCGTTAATGTCACAGACCCAGTCATGTAGTTAATAGTCCCAGAATTGCCAGGGGTCGCATTTGTAAGCGTTCCATTGCCCGCATCAACAAAAGGGGTAGCTAAGGTAGCTATCGAAATACTGACGCTTCCAGGGTTGATTTCTGCATTAGGCTCAGGAGTGATGGTAAGAAGGGTATAAATATTGAATGTCCAAGGAGATGCCCCGCTATTGCCTAAGGAAGCGGCAGTAAACAAGCGGCTAAGCCGACCCATCGGGACTTCACCATCTCTTTTCTTTGTCCTTTCTCGGAACACATAGGCGTTTTCGAGATCGGAAAAAGCTTCATTGGCTAATAAAGCCGGCTTTCTATCCTGTGTTAAACCACCTCCAGGAAATCCGCCGATCATTACTTGTTGGAATCCTGTCATTTAATTACCTATCGCAAACCAGTAAAATCCGGCAACTGTGTGTGAACCGATATTACCTATAGTGAATCCGTTTTTTGTGACGCTTGAAGTGACAATTACACAAGCAAAATCAGCTCCAGGAGATGAAGCGGCACGAATAGGAATAGCGTTTACATTGAAGCAGTTATTAGGAAAGGCAGGAGAAAAAGTGACGGCTTTTGTTGAAGAGCTTGTTCCTGTGGCAGTTCCCCATTGCAATAAAATCCCTCCAATCCATTGATATCCATTTGCATTAGCGCTATTACCTGTGAGCTGAGATAGACCACCCATTCCAGTCAAAGAATAAAGCTGAGTATCTCCATTAGATGGGATATTAGGCGTTGCCACACCATTCACAATCAAAGTGCCTGGAACTCCGGAGAAAACCTGATTATATCCGTTTACTGTTGAAACGCTAGCTTGAGGAACTTCATGTATAATTGTATGGTATCCGGCAGGTTGAGAACCTGGCTGACCATTATTATTTATGTGATCAACCGCTAACGTTTGAAACGTACCATCTAGGTTGTTTCTTATCGTCGACTTTGTTTGACCTAAAGATGACCCATCTGGTGGGTATCCTGGGGTGTATGTCGGTATAGGCATTTTTCCTCCTTAACTCACACAGACTGTTGGAATAGGTTGCACAGCCCTAGGGTCACGCAACTTCTTTTTAGATTCTTTACTCATCTGGGCTTTCGCTGGAGAGAGAGGTTTTTTCAACTTCTTTTCTTTTCCCTTAATGACAGCCATAGTTACCCTGTAGTATGTCGCCCAACGAATGGCCCTCCCCCCATAGGAATCGGCTTGTTAGGCAGTGATTTAACTTTTTTCTTTTTGTTAATATCCGGCAATTTCTGCGGTTTACTCTTCTGTTTCATATCGACCCAAAATTTGAAATCTGTCCGCTGTTTCCATAATTCTCAGTTAGCTGATCGGTATATAATGTTGAGATTCTTTCTTGACCTATCTGAGCATAGGTTCTTGTTTCGATGATGTCGTAACGCTCTTTAAGCATCTTGTCGATGAACATCACGCCATCTGAATCCAATCTTTCTTCAAATATCTTCTTAGCAGCCCCGACGGACAATATCTCCCACCATTCTGAAAGTTCTGGATTTCCAGCCATATCAGAAGCTAAAAGAGCTTGAATGGGTTGACGATAGCAAGTCAATTCTACGGTGTAACCTTTATCTGGCGTTGGGGCCAGCGTGAACTGGTTTTGATAGAACATGATTGCTAAAGGAATCGAAAATTGCTTAGGGTTGTATTGGATTTGAATTGGTGTTCCAGGAGGAATAGCTTCTGCAAATGTTAAACCGATAATTTCACCGGTCTGATAATTAATTGTTGCATTTCCTGGCTGAGTAGGTGTCGCAGAAGCGTATTGCCTATAATAAGTCCAGCCATATTCCTGGTTCCCATTGTTAGACGTCTGGAAGATTTGAATTAGATTTCCTTGACCGTCATCTGTTACGTTCTGAGTCTGTCCCACTCCGTTAGGTCCAATAACGTTGGCGGTGATAAGAATGTTTTGTACTCGGCTTTGCGGAAAGAAAAGGTTGCGATTGGTTTGAGGACCTGGATCGTTGTTTACACTAGGAATGAATGGGAAGGCTGTGGTGAAGCCATTATAAGGTGAGGAGTACCAAGAGCCACCTGAAGTATATGCGCCAAAGGAGGTCGAATCTACCCCTATAAAGAAATCGTTAGCATCTATCACAGTAATGGTGTACGAATTTCCATTAACCTCGGTCATGCCGCCGACATTATTTAGGATGACTGATGTTCCTGTAACTAAACCATGATCAGTGGATGTGACTACTGCATTTGCGGCATTTGTAATGTTAGTAATTAATCCAGTTTGAGAACCAGTACTTCCGTCACCTGAAGCGAAATTAGTAAATTGTTGCCAATTAAAATTAGCTGCGTAAAATGACCATGGATTATTAAAGAGTTTAATTTCTCTTTTAGCACACATGCATGGTTGATTAACTGTAATATAAAGTTCACTATTAAAAGGGTAAACATCTTGTCCGACATTTGTTGTAAATGTGTAGATGTCTTTTAACTTTAAAGACCTAAATTTAGCAGGTAAATCGTAGGCGTAGAAACTGTGCATCTGATTAACAATATAAGAATCCGTCACCTGAAAAGAGTTAGTCGAACCTGTCAGTTTACGAGTCTTAGTGACTGCGTTGGCTAAGGTTGGAAACAAAGGATATGTGGGTACAAATGTGCTCATGTTACCGGCCTATTATCAAATGCATCTTCTAAAGTGACTGTAGTAGTCCCTTGAATTATTCCGGAACCAGCCGGAACCGCAACACAAGGAACTTGTGGGTCTTGCACATATATAAATGGATAAAAATTGATACTGTCTACTGCTATTGTTACAGTTGTCGGGGTAATAGATAATATTTGAGCTTTCTGATTATTAAGCTGAATCATTCCATTAGGAGGAGGAATGCGAAAGCTTATCCATTCCGCCACAGTAAAATTATGATTATCGGCAAAAGTAACAATAGCAGGAGCAGACTGCGTAATATTCGTTATATATTGCAGGTTCGGAATGAAGTCCGACCCAAACGGAGGCCCATAATTTGAATTATAGGGGGCACTCATAGCACATTCGTTGGGGTAAATCTCACTCTCGATACTGTTTCAAAGCTACGAGGAGTTCTCTGCCCACTAGCAGGCAATTCCATCGAATAGCGTCTGATTTTTTTCTTGGTGTTGTTCAAATGTTTGACAATCCCCATAGGAAGATCGCAAATCTCACCATGAATCATCTTAATCATCTGAATTGGCTCACCTGGATATTTTCGGTAAGCAAACTCTAGCCATCCGCCTTGAGCATCAAGGAATTCGAACATGCCGGTGACGATTCTATCGTCTTCCTTGCGCATTTTTTTAACGAGTTCATCTCGCTCCGCAGCAGGCAATGTGTTCTTTGGCTTCTTATTTAATTCTCTAACTTCCATTGTTTTTCCTTTAATTAAAGGAGGGGGACAAATTATCCCCCTCCTATTATTTATGCGTTGGTGATCGCGTTATTAAAATCGGCTTTAAATGCCATGACGACCATGTGAGCAGAGGCAGGCCCTACCACATTAAGACCGAGGTTCATCACGTATTGAGCACGATTATCAAAAGAATCCTGCAAATTGGTTCCTGGAGGACTTTGAGGAATTGTCGCGCTTCCGTTAAGAGGCACGATTCCTGAGCCAGCAGGGAAACAAGTTGGGGGGGATGCTCCACCAGCAAAATTTGCTGAAGACGGATACGTAAAGGCAGTAAAGCCAGTTGTATCGTAGTCAATAGTGATAGATGATTCTGTCGCTGTGTTTGTCACAACCAGAACTCTTGCTGGTCCAGCTTTGTTGACACCGTAAACGCTTGTAGCGTTTCCAGTAAGGTTACTTAGCTGGATCATCCCGTATGGAGCAGGAATTTGGAAATCAACCATCTCACCAGGAGTAAAGTCGTTTTGACGAGCAAAATAGACTTTAGCTTGAGTTGCTTGGGTGATAAACATCACCTGTCTCAATCCTGGATACATAAAGCCTGGGTAGACTTTTTGTAAGAATCCAGTTGTACCATTGCCATAAGTAGAACCTTTAGCTGTGGCTGCTGTAGCAGCGTAGCCTAGAGTAATACTTACCCCTGCACTAACAGCGGTCACTTGGAACAAGAATCCGCTTAATTCCAAAGCACCAACGACGTTGATGAGACGAACTAAATCGCCTACATTGATGCCAGTTGTGTTTGCTGTGGAAACAACGAAAGTCGAACCATTGACTGCTGTCATGGAGACTCTCGTAAAGGTAGGAGGATTCGTTTGATCTACGAATGTAAAACCTCCACTAGTGCCTGTATTAGAAGCAAGAGCGTTAGTTGTAACAGTCTGATCTTGAGAAATATACGACCCTTGAGCCATAGAGCTGAACCATTCAGATTCAATACTCGAAACGGCTGTTGTGTCGCCCCAATTGGTTAAGTTTTTTACAATCACCCAATCAGGTCTATCCGTCATTGGAATGTTGACGGCTACGGGAGTTGCAGGATTTGTGTAATCCCACTTCCCAATAAATGAAAATGGTAATGCCATATTGACCTCCTTAAATACCTGTTGAGCGTAGGTTTTGAATCCAGAGGTCGTTGGTGATGCACTGCCCTTGGTAGAACGAGCAACCAGCAGTATGACGAAGCATACATGGGTCGTTGTTATATCCAGGAGGTAGATAGATAAAGCGAGCTTTACCACCTGCTTGCCACACAACTTTGTAGGCTTCTTTTGCAGAAACAAAGCAGTTAGCAATGTCATTTCCAAGCATAGAAGCATTTGGAGTGACAGAACCTTGCTCAGAAGCAAAGAAGCGCACGTTATTCGCTCCGCCGATCTCGACGCTCAACGTTTGTGAGATGTTTGGATATTGGAATTTCTTGATAAAACCAGTCATGTTGTACAGCACTGGAATCATTCGTGTGGTCAACATGCACCCGTAGGCGTCCCCAATCGGACTTGTGCCAAAGCGCAATTCCGCTTCCACGATGTTCGTGATGTACTCTCCAGAGTTATTCTGAAGTACTGTGAAGACGTCATCCACGTCTGAGATAGTCATCTCAGTAGGAATATCGCCGTTAGTACCACCTACGCAGTTAATTATGCTTGCAGACGACTCCAGGTTATCTCTCTGAAGGGCATCTTGCGTTTCTCGGAGGGATTGTCCCAAGCGAGCCGCGGCAGAATTAAGCACAGGGTCTTCGTTTGTGATCGTGACCTGACGAGTCAATACGATATAAGTCGCATAGACGCGTACACGGCAGTCCACGTCAACGCGATTAAGCTGTTGTGGTGGTGGGTTGTTTTGGCCATCGTCGAGAGGCACTTCAAACAGGTCAAGCCTGTCATATCGTGACTGACGATCAATGAAGCCTTGATTGTCTGGCAACTCTACTGGTGTAGCAAACAACTGGTGAATTAAGTTGTGCTCTGGAGTTGACAGCAATTTTGCGTTGTACCGCTGTTGAATTTGCGGAGGCAACGAAGCAATTGATACTGTCATATTGTTCCCTTTGACCTACTAGGTCATTTCGGGAACCGAGCTAGCGAGTGCTGCATATCCATGCATTTCACGATAAAGGTCTTTCTTCATGGCATCGGTGAGCTTGAAAGCTTGGGCAATAGGCCGCTTATCGTAAGCCATAGGAGACGTTACCGCCTTCTCTGACTTAGCAATCGCTTTGTCTACTTCCTTCTCTCTTCTCTGCTCCGTTGCCGATTGGGTAAGCCCCATCGCTTTGATGTATTTGTAGCTTTGGACTCCGATCTTATACGGGTCTTTTAAATCCGCAATCGTCGCCGCCAACTCCGGTTCCTTTTCTTCCAAAATTGATAAAGTTTCAGGATTGACGATCTCGGAGAAGTCAGCGTACTGACGATTCAAGCGGTCCATGAATTGATCTTGATGTTGCTTATGAAATGCTTTTTGCACTTCTTGGCGTACGAGTTCTTCGGCGTTTTTGAGCACCTTCTGAGTATTTTTCTCAGCTAGCTTCTTCACCTTACCTAAAGGAATGAACTCTTCATCACCGATCTTATCAAACTCATCAACCTCTTGACGCACAGGCTGCTGACTATTGGCAAGTTGTGCTTGCATAATCTGCATCTGAGCTTCTCGTAGTTGCTTTAGTTCTCTTTCGAGTTCGGCATTCTTAAGACGCATCGCCTTCAAGTGCTGATTTGTTACCGGCTCTTGATGTTGCTGTGTCTCTTTCACTTCATTGACTTGGGTTTCTACCTGAGGCGCTACCTCTTGGACTTCGCTGTTTTGGTTTTGAATCTCAGTCATTGAATTTCCTCTTTGTTTGGTGGTCGGCTAGGCCCACATTACGCCGTGACGGAGGGCTTATCCGCCTTTTGTACGCCCTTATGTTTGACTTTGTGTAATAAAAATATTATAAGTCAAACAAAAGTGAGGTTTATGATTTGTGATAGTTGCAAAATTGATCGGTTAGTTACCGATTTTATAAATAATCAGAAATTTTGTTATCACTGTGTTTATCGGATAAAGCTAGAAAAATCGACGGAAAAGCGAACGCCAAAACCACTGCTTTGCCGGACATGTGGAAAAGAAGTTATTCGACTAGAAAACCAGAAGAAACGTCAACGAACAGTTTTTTGTTCATGCGAATGTGCCGAAAAGGGACACAAAGAAAAGATCAAAAATTATTGGACCAGGAAAGCGTGTGCAACAAATTCCTGGAAAGCCGGAGGAGAAGGTAAATGGAACATCAATCAAAAATAGACCCGACGCGCCAAACGGTAGGGTCTATTTATAGAGACGCTCAGATGAACGGGGAAAGAGGGGTAGTAATTGGGGATGTTAATCACGAAATCACCAAAGATTTAGTGAAAGATATCAACGAAGCTATCGAACAAGGCACAAAAGAAATGGAGGGTAAAGCATTTTACTTAGCCATTTATGAGAAATATGACCTTATGCTTAAGCGTGGACTCGTTCGAATCCGTAAGATAACAAAGTATCGTCCTTATCCAGAACAAGACATGATGTGCTTTCACATCTATCCTAATGCAGACGTTTACTTTTGTTGGGAATTACCACATAGATCGCAAATGATGAATATTTTGATGAGCCCTGATTTATTCGATCAGAGTCGCGTTGAAATGATTAAGCGATGGGAAAATCTACAGCTTGAATATTTTGGTTTTACAAAGGATGAAGAAGGAAATTGGGTGGAGAATAAACTTTATCGAGGAGATTTCTTGATGGGTTCACCAGACGGACAGAAACAAACCAAGATTCTTTTAGCTTAACCAATTACCCCAACGTTTCAGGTATACGATAGTCTCGTACACCTGATCTAATCCAAGTTCTTTACATTTGGTTGCGTCTTTGATCAAAGCTTCGTGTTCTTTTCTTCCACGGACATTTACCCATCTGACAGGAATCTGTTCTGCAGGTGGTTCTAAACAGTCTTCCAATGGAAGAATTTCCATATTTATCTGCTTGTGGTGATGGTGTAGATCATTTTGTTGACGTCGGCAAAATGATCCACAAGTGCATTCAAGGGCATGTTCTCCGCATTTTTCGCATTCACCTGACACTTTCTACAGCCCCTTGTTTCTCCATCTTACGATAGATTTCTTTGAAGTTGATTTTGACACCGCATAGCTTTCCTGCATGAAATTCTGCTATTCTAGAAACTAAATAAACTGTACGGATGAGTCGTATGTTTCTTTCGTTCTCTTTACCCACAGCATCGGCGACCCAGTCGTCTTCGTCTTCGACATCGTATAATTCAAAAAGAGGGATAATATCACGCAAAAAAGCACACATTTGGTCGGCGTCCCAATATTCGAGGAATTCATTAATCTCGTCCTCCAACGTCTTCTTTTTCTTCATTCAAATCTCTCTTTAGTTTTTCGTGTATCGCTTCTACAATCCATTGAGTTCTATTTATCCAAGGTTTTCTGGTATTCCATTCATCGAGCTCCAATAATAACCCATATGGAATCCTAATTAAAACATTTTTAAAAGCTTTTTCATCTACTAATTTAACAGCCGCTCCTTGCTCAATAAATTTTTCCATAGAAGCGTTTGTTTTTTTCTTCACTGCCATATATCCCCCATATATTCCGTATATAAATTCAATATATCAACTATATATTAAGTCGTAAAGCGTTTGAATCTCTAAGCACGCTTTTTTATCTTGAGGTTCCATTTCCCACACACCCATACCTTCGGCAGCTGCATTTCTGAAAGCCTTTCGGTTTCCTATGGTTGTTTCTATTGTTGTGATATCTTTGTATTCCTTTAGGATTTCAATAGCTTCTTTGTTGTCCTTGCCGATAGGGTCAGCTTGGCTTACCACGGCATAGACTTTAAGTTTGGTATTTACGCATTCATCAAGAATTGCCTTAACTGGAATCATAGTCCAGACATCTATCGAACTAGGCTTGAAAGGAAGGATTAATTTATCTGCAACACACAGAGCAGAACGCTGAGAAGTTGTATCTCGACCGCCAGTATCAACTATAATATCATCATAGTTTTCTGTTAGTTTAATTAAATTGGAATAAACTGATTTGCCGGACATGCAAACAGTAACAAAAGAATGACATAATTTATTGTCTTTCTTATCTAACTCGTCTCTTTGTTGTGACCAGTCCCATGCGCTTTTCTGTTCATCAGCATCAACTAGTAAGACTTTCTTACTCATTGAACGCATCACGGCTAAATTGGTCGCGATAGTGGTTTTACCACTGCCACCTTTGATGCCGCCGATCACGATAATCATATATCCTCCATATGTGTTATATATAATTGGCATATAACATACATAGAAGTGATATATAGATCAAATACATTGTCTATATAAAGGAAAAGGCACGTGTAAGACTTGCGCTTACGCCTCACCTAGGGCGATGCCAACTAGATGCGCTCTACTACCTGAGCTAACATGCCGTAAAGAAAGGGGGTACAGACTCGCAAATCTGACCCCAAATAAAGCGCTTTACTTTATCTTTTAGGCTCGTGCTTTGTTAAAGTCATGCCAGCACGTCTATCTTCTAGATTTTGCATATCTTCTCGCGTTCTTTCGGGTTCACGAGGAAAGCAAAGAGAATATTGCTCATCCATGCTGATAGGACCTTTCTGGATTTCTACACGACCTGGTCTATCTTTTGAAGATGATGACTTAGCCATTAAGAATATCTCCCCTTATAAGCTTGCTTTTCTACTGTAGAGGCTTCAGTACCTTGGAGTTTATCTTGACGTTCGATATAATCCAATGTTTTGCTAAAACCTTCTTGAGAAAATTCCTTAGCTGGTTTTTGATAATCTTTAATTCTTGGCGACATATCGCCTTGATTTAGACCGGCCATAGCCATATCACCACTAGGCATTCCGCCATTTCTTGAACCAGCTGTGCCCTTTTCACCAGGACTTTTATAACCACCCTGACCTTTTTCAGAACGGCCACCATAATTCTTAGCCATAATTTTGCTCCTTTATTCAAGCAACTTTAATTTAATTGTTAAGCAACATTTTGATTACTTGCAACCGTTTCCTTCTCAGGATTAGCAGCAGGACTTAAAGCATTTAGGATTTCGACCTGTTGCATTAAATGGTCTAAATCCATACCTTTTAGCTCTTTAAGTGCTTTGACAACATTAAGTAAGCTCGCCGTATCTTCTTGATGAGCTCGACGCAATTTATCTTGAGCCACTGCCGAATCCGTTTGGATTTTGGCTACTCGCTCTTTCGCTAGCCCTTCTTGACTATGGGCATAAGCCACTTTTGTCATGTTGTCAACTTGTAACTGCTGCATTTGTAGCTGCTCCATCTTCTGCTGCTGTTCCTGCATTGCCTTCTGCTTAGCCATAACTTTTTCGACAATGCGGTCTTTGTTTTGCAGAGTCATGCATTCTAAGACTTCATCCGGTGGGATTAGGTCTGGATAGAGTTGCTGTGCATGAAGAATTTGAGCTAGTTCTAATTGTTGCTGTGTCTCTGTAAGAGCCGCTTGAACGACCTTACAGCCATACTTAAAGAATATCTTACTATCAAATTCAGCTGTTGGGTCTTCACCGATAACTTGTCTAACTTTTCCATAGGTCCAGTTCTTTTGTATGTACTCTATTTCGATATCGGCGCATAATCTTTGCGATTCGTCGGCTTGATCGAAGAGTCTTTGAAGGTTTCTAGCTGTGGCAGCCTGCCTCATCATTGTGATGATTCCGGCTTTGTCGTCGATATCCATCCCCATAGCATTCGGGTCGATACCAGCAATGTTGAAGAAGATACCTTTTAGCATTTCTTCCATTTGAAGCATGACAGGAGAAGGAGGCACAATAGGCATCGCCTGCACGTCGTCCATCTGAAAGTCTGGGTCAATGGACAAGACACGTCCATGGCCTGAATTTAGCGCATCCTCTGGAGTGACTAATGCACCTTTTTTAACTTTCAAGCCCTGTTGTTGCGCATCAAGTATTTCCAAATTGGAAACTTTTAAGCGATTTAAGAGGTATTGACAATCACGAAGCATAGTCATCGGACTATTAAACTTGTATGCGTAGTAAGGGGTATCTGCGGTGAAGAAGGAGAGCATCGGCACGACTGGGTATCTATCCATGCCATAAGGGTTGGGTTCATCGACGATTACACGGTCGTTGAGGATAATGCTTCGTCTAACAGTCGGTACTTGTTTTTTTAAGGTAGAGAGCTTTCCTTTGAAAGCTTGCATGATCTCTTTAAGCTGCTCTGGAGTGCCTTGATACTCCTGGCATTCTTCTGTCTTTCTATCCACGAGGAATGTAGCTTCTCGGCTAGTTTGGTACCAATACTCATCGAAGGCAATGAGGTTAGGGAATTGGATTTGGTAGACTTCTGGCATGTAGTAGAATTTGTCATCGCGGTATGTTCCTTTAGGTAAAGATAAAATTTCATCACCAAACTGCGGATACATCAGAGCTGCTTCTTGGGCATCAAAGAAAGTTCTAACCCAAAAAAATCTAGCATCACTCATATCATGCTTGCGGAAATATGGGTCAAAAAGGCATGATTTCATGTCGACATAACGCCAGCGAGGGTCTGGGCTGAGAGGGTCTTTAGTTGAGTCCCCATACATATACATGAAGCCCAGGCCCTGGATAACAGCGCCTAATTGGAATGCATCGCTAAAGGTTGTATGGAAGCCTTCTTTATGATTGTGATAAAGACATTTCGTGAGCTGATCGGCTGTCTTTTGTACGCCATTTCTAACAGGAATTACCGCGGAACTTTTTCGTGTCTGCCTTTGCTGGCCACTGATAGCTTCGCTTATGGGGTTCATAATATTGAAGTTCCATATCTTCCTTCGATATGTCGCAACACCTGGGAAAATCAAGCCCCATACTTCTTGGTCATTCATTGTGAATCGTTGATTGAGGTCGGCTTGATACCACTGCGTTTGTAAGATATTAATACTATCGGAGTAGTTCTTTTCCATACCTTGGCGCAGCGACACATTCAGAGAATCTTCCGGCCAGAAAATAGGGTCGTTATTTCGCATTTTTCACCATGGCTTTTAATTAATTTAATCCTGTAGGATAAAATTTATTATGCGCAAGGAACTAATCATGGAAATGCCTCACATTCCACACGACGATTTGATGGATGTCATGGAAATGACAAACAAAATGGAGATGTACATTTCCAATGTTCTTCAGGAAAATGACCGTAATTTAGCCATGTCAGCATTGATGAGCGCGTCGATAAACTGCATGCTCGGACAATGCAAGACCCTTGATGAAGTTGTATTTTATAGAAATCTTTTTATGCAAATACTAGATAGTTCTATTCGTTCTATTCAGATTAAAGGGAAGGAGTAATCGCCGTTTTTTTGACGGTTTTACCTTTTTTTTTAGGTTTTTGCGCGGTTTTTTCGCAAATTTCACGATAAATCGCATCTAATTTGAAGTAATTTCTTTGTTCAAAATTGTCAGCCGATTTGATAAAAGTGTGCATCGAATTATAAATATCTTTTGCTATCTGAGCAACGTTTTTCATGTCTTTGAGTTCGGCATCTAGTTCTTTTCTTTCCGCTATTGAACTTCGAGCCATGGAAACACAACCCTTAAATTCAAGCATCATTTGTTCAATTTTAGTGATGTGTTTTTCGTAAGTAGAAACCAGTTCTTCGGGATTAACAAGCTTTTCAAATCTTGGGAATTCATCTCTTATCTTATCAATTTTCTCTTCCATTTCTTCCAGGCGGTCAGAAAAGCAATTGCATCCATCGGCGTCTTCTTGCGTCTGCTTAATAATATCAACATTCACGTCGAGATTCGTAAGCCGACTAGCAATAGTAATCATCCATTCTTTGATTTCTTTGATATCATTCCACCACATCGGCCGACCAATTTGTTAAGAGCACTTCAAAGATAGATGCGGCGGCACCTTCATCTGCCAACTCAACGAAAATTGCCGACGAGTAGAAGTGAAAGGTGATTTTTTTTCCTTCGAGGCACATGTGTGTAATGTGTTCGAGATTGATGGCGGTAGGTCTTTCACCGTTAAAACGAAAGATATCTCTCTTCGCTTTTGCAAGTATCTGTGGAATTGTCGGGACATTTTGGGGCTCTGGCGTTATTTGTTCTTCTGACATTCTAGTCTCTCATTGATTTAATTTCTATTTGAAGCAAAACAGGCATCGCATTTTACCTCAAACCATCTTGTACCACGCATCTTAGCAGAAGCCCCACAACTTTCGCACGTCTGCGAAGAAAGTGCCTCTGCTTCATGTATGAGATCGCTTATCTCATCAGTTTCTAAAGACATATAAAACCGCAATGTGCCATATTTTTCTTTTACTTGTACAGCAAACATTTCAAATATTTCATTTTCTTCACCCTCGACCCGTTTATGGTTTTCTGCATATTCGTTTAGAATCTTCTCGATTTTAACCGATAAATCATAAACAATATCATACCATCCGTGGGCGCATTCAAATGCAATGCCTTCTTTATATAGTTTAGGACATTCTTGTCTAATTGTGTCCCAGCTCTTCATTTGGCATCCTCCTCATAGCGTCCAAAATTAGGTCTGAGCGCTCTTTATTCCATTTTTTTCGGAATTCAAGGTATTCGTCATAGTCTATTAGCTCTTTTGGATCATATAGTGGTGGCTCGCAACGACGCCCACAATTGTCACAAAATCCATAGATAATAAAATACTTTGGGTCACAATAGGTACACCAAGTTTTCATTTGCCAATTCCTTTATCCTTCCAATTCCACCAGCCATAGAAATGAAATCCAAGGCTAATAAGACAGCCCCCTGTTTGTACATACAAATCCATAGAGAAGTTGCGAACCATCCAGTAGATTAAGCAGATTACCCACAAAACAAAACAAATGCGCTGACCTTTCACGTTAAACCATCGGCCCATTTTGCCTAGAACAGTAAACAATAGATCAGTCAGCTCACCCATTATTCATCAGCCTTTACCCATTTCTGACCCTTTTCATCCACGAAGAAATTAGACTCTTCCTTGTCGATTTTAATAGTAAATACAGGGCTGCTCATAGTCTCTTGAAATTTGATCTCAAAAGGAAATTTAAAGTCGACGCTTTGCAGGTCATCAATGCATTCCTTAATTCTACTGTGGAGTGTTCTCTTGCTTTTGATTACACCCATTGCCGTTTGTGTTTCCACAACTTCCATTTTTTACCTCTTTTTTGTTTGTGTTAACTAAGTTGCATTTCCATATTTGTTCTTTAACAAATAATCTTTTGATCTTTCGCGAGAATCCCCACCACCATCTTTTTGTATAGGCTACAGGGTGTTTCATGCGGAATATAGTTCTTTGCCATCTACTCATACCCCAAAGTTTAAATCCCCATGGGTCAAGGAAATGGACGCCTTGTGCGAATTTCACACCAAGAGTCGCATTTTGAGCTTTAGGAATGTTAGAATCTGTCACATTTGGCGGTTTATAGATGAAGTTATTAGCTTCTGGAGTATCAAATAAACATCGTACGCCGTTGTCTTCATTCATAAATGACCTAAAACCGTCTTAATAAAATCTGGTGCAGGAGTAGACAAAAGCTTTGGGTCGTACATTTGTCTAATTTCTGGTAAAACCATATTAGTTCTAGGATGCTCACCATGCATTACTTTTCCATCTCTAATAGGGTCGACGCTGTCCAAATCCCATCTATCAACCCATTTGGAAATCATTTCTCCTTTGGTCGTAATGCCATAAATGAGATAAGCATCACGCCAAAGCTGAAGCTTTTCTTGCACACCCCTGGGAATAACTGAAAAGTCATAATAATAAGCATCAACCATGCAATATTTATCAATCTGCGGATGATTCAATAGCGCGGCAATCCGATTAGCTACTTCTTCATCTCTAGTAGCTGATTCAATACCGCATTCTTCCCAGCCATAATTATCTTTCCATCTTTGAAGTCTTTCGCTTTCATCCATGGGTTTGGTTCGCCAGTACTTGAATAATCAAGCTTAATTGATTTTCGATTCTTTGTAGTGAATTGATAATATCATCATTTTGCAATTCAACTTGATCAATTCTCTCGAATATGCCATTATTTTCTTCATCGCCGTCAATTAATCGACTAATAGCTCCGATTTTATAATGTAATTCATATAATATTGATTGTGGTGTTGTCATATCATCCTATAAACATTAGTTCATCTTTTTTAATCTGCATATTCCCATAATCATTGGGGTTAAAAGGTCGAGTGATGATATGCACACCATTTCTCGTCTTGTATTCCATGATAATAAGGCCACTATTTTTCAACTGCAACTCCGCATGTTCATACTCTTCTTGCGTGTCACAGTCAATTAAGAAATTATTTTGAGCCCGACAATTTGGATTCATTAAACAGCTAAAGAAACGATTCTTTATATCGCAATAGAATGAATGCGATTCATGCATGTTCCCATAATCTGTTTCTAGCTGACGTCTTTTAAACTCGTGAATAGCTTTTGTGATATTTCGTTCGTTAACAGATGAATAAATACGATACCCCTGATGTGAAGTTTGTTGAAGTTCGTATAATTCACGTACGAATGCTTTCCACTCGTTGGTATCACGCGAGATTCTTTTGATAGCTTTTCTTTGAGCATTCCCCTCTTCACCATCTTTATTTCTCCTGAGTAGTAAAATGCCACGGACTCCATCAGTGAATATCTCTGGAATAGAATTGATGTCTTCAATCAGTTTTTTCATTACTCTTCCCTGTAAGGTTCTGATATTGTATCGGCCACCCAAATGAAAAAGTCTCTCCCAATGCCACCCATAAAAATAGAGAATTCGGCCATGTGCAGGCACGCCATCGCTGTTCTAAATATAATCCATTCAATCATAGGGAGGAATCTCCGTCCAATGGGTGATTTCATGCTCATCACATTTGCTCATCCATCCCTTTTCAGGAATAAAGTTGCTTACGAATGGGACATGCTTTCTAACGATCGAATCGTTAGAAATACAAGGGCGAATAAAAGTTGTAAGAATTAAATATCTTCCTTTCTTTTTTGGAGGATTTTCTTTTGCATTCTTCCAAACTGTCATACGCCGTAATACCTATTTACTGCTTTAATGTCTTCGTCTGCTCCTCGGCCATCTTTTCTTTCTAAACCTTTTAACCCTACAGCCAAATAGCGAAACGCATCCGCCGCGTGCGAGTGTTCGTCGTGAAGCGGTGTGTTTTTATAACATCCGAGCCTATCATCCCAAACCTTTTTATAAGCTTCGAGATGTCTAAATCCTTTAAGTGTCTTTTCTTCGTCAAAGACACATCGAGATAGCATAGAGCGTACCGTCTGGATACCTTCCAACTTGTCACACTCTTTAAGCTCCAATACAATGAATTTGCCTTCGAGGAGCGGCGTAACGTGGTCAAGATATTGTGTCTTAGCTCCAGCGTCTCTTTTTCTTGCATCATGCGGGAAGATATGGCGTCCAAATCTGTACCGTTGTTTATTAAGCCAGTCACAGTAATGCGATGCTCCTTCGTCCCAATTTTCATAATAGTTGATAATCGAAATATTGCCACCACGTCCTACCTGGAAGCAAAATATCGCAGTAAAATCATCGAGGCCAATGTCCCAAGCAGTATGCACCACATTTGAATCGTCATAGGGTACCCGACACAAGCTCCCATTAGCACGCAATTTAGCGAGCTGTACACCGTAATAAAGACCTTCGTTTGCACTTTCAAATGCCTCTTT